AAATGTTGCGGGGGTTAGTTTCATCTTGAGGCTATACCTCTCGTGTTGTAATGTCCTTCCCAACTGTAAGAGGTTAAAGCAGCTGGTAGTGGATCATCTGCTACGACTGTCACGGTGACTAAATCACCTCTGGAATAAATAGGAACAGCCCTAGTGTCAAAATATTGAATAGCTGGGCTATTGGCGATATAGACATCAGAGATGGTAGTGTCTAGTTCAATGACCCTATCAACATAACCAACCCTAGACACAATAGCCTCATATCTACCTGAGTAATAAAGCTCTAGGTAGAGATTCTCAACCATAGGTGGGAATCTACGATCAGCTCTATTTTGATCTCCAGACTTAAGGAAGAAGGAAGGTAGCGTTAAAGACATTGTATATCCTAACCCTACAATAAAGTTAGAATTTAAAATTGCTGAGTCAACCTCTAGATACAAACCATTATCGTCAGTCAGTACATCCCCAGAAGTAAAGAATGTTTCACTACCGTTGAAAGTAGCTACCAAAAAGGGAATTTTACCTTCAGTAAAAAAGCCATCAGGTAATCGAATCTCTGAACGAGTTTCTCCTGCTACTATCTCTACTTGTTCTTCAAATAAGTAATGATCTAAACGTGGGGTAAAGGTAACTCCAAAAGCTTGGATAGGAGAAGTATCAGGATCATCCAGTAGCTCCATTTTGGTCAAAATTGATTGTCCTGAGGAGTTATTGCCAACAATGTATCCAGTGTCATGAGCAAAGGAGATCATCTTTACATCAGTGGGCATTACCCACCTAGCCCATCCAGCTAGATTCCTCTCATTACCTGTGTTATAGAATTTAAAAACATATAAATTCTTATCACCTGATCCAAGTAGGATCATGCTACTATTAGGAGCTGATGTGAGGATATTAATATTAGGAGGAATAAACTCAGGAACAATCCGGGTGTTTTCAGATACTAAAGCTCTAGCCTGCAAAGAGTCAGTGGAAAGCTCAAATACTTTAGTAAAAGTCTCTGCTGAGGTGCAGAATAATACGGACACTCCAGTTTCTACAGGCTTGACAACAGAGTCATAAGAGTAGTTAGTGATCTCGGTCATCTTCACTGTGGCAGGCCCAAAGGCAACATCCTCAGTAGCTAGGAGGAACTGTGAGTTCTCAGCAAATAAAAGCAATCCAGCAGCCGTACCAATAGCTGCCTTTAAAGATGTAGGCTTTGTAGAAGAAGCCGCTAAGTCAATAGGATCTGCGTCACTGATGGCAATTGATGAACCCTGGAAGAAGTTAAAATAGTCACCAGCTTGACTCAGAATTACAGTATCATCTGAGAGTATTCCTAAACGGTTTTGGAAAAAGAATAAGTCCTTAATAGGCTTATCTACAAAGGTAGGGACTGGGTTAGTTTTAGCGTCACCCGCATCTCTAGCCGCCCAAAAGTTTTCGTCATCATACTCTTCTGATAAAGGTCGGACAACAAAAGCACCATCATCTTGGATGATCATGGCGTGGGGCATACTCGCATTATTGAGGTTAATTGGAATTCCTGGGGCTACTGTTTCCTCCCAAAAGCCTTGACCTGGAATACCACCTTGCGTAGTGAATTTAACATAGTAATCATCAGCATCAGATTCTGAAGAGTTTGATACTTTTAGAGTGACACCATCTTTACCTTGGGCAGGTAGTAATGAGACATCATTGACGGCATCCTTTAGGCCATATAGGGCTCTATCAGCTGCACCACCCTTAACCTGCAAGTTAAATGATCTATCATCATCTCTGACCACATAGATCACATTACCAATTGGCTCAGCCGTGTAATCGTCTAACCCATTAATCTGTCCTGTTAAGTTGGCAACGATCTGACCAACATCTAGTGCTCCAGATTCTAGGTCAGCAGGGGTTGTGTAAGATACACCTGCTTCTGATACGAAACCAAAGCCAAATACCTCATCCTCCACTTTAACTGTGTAGGATTTACCTTTCATACTGACTGTAGCTGTATCACCAATCCTAACATCACTTCCACCATTGTTTAGGTTTACATTGGTGGTGTATTTTGATTTATACTCATAGGTGGGTGTTGGCTGTGTACGTCGAACATTAGTGACATTAATCGCAGCAGGTTCTCCACCTGATGTAATGAAGCCAACAGTACCTTTTTCCCACTCTCTGTTTTCGTCATAGCTGACGATTTGCTCACTAACAGCATCGTACCTATTACCATCAGCAGATCCTGTAATTTTTGCCCTTACCTGTGCTTCAAACCTGACAGTAATGGCACCATTGGGGGTTGTTAAGTTCTTGTATAAATAAGAGCCAACAGTATAGTTATCGGGATTGCCAAACATACCCTCATAGAACACCTGAGTCCTACCATTTACAAGCTCGGCCTCGACACCAACTGGAAAGGATTTTCCTTCCTCTTCACCAGTAATAAGGGTTGGGTTACAGGCTGTTGTAATGGTGAAACCTAGGCCAGTACCAGATTGTGTATTTACAACAAATGACTCTACATCTTGTAGATCACAGGATCCCTCGTCATCAACCTCAAAGGAGGATGGGCTGATAGAGAGCTTTGAGGCTTTAAATACTTTTACCTGCTCTAGCTCACCATCCTTTAAGAAGTCAATGTTATAGGTAGTGTTATAGGCAACCTGATTAACAACGATCAGAGCTTCTTGGTTTACATCAATGGAACTATCAGAGTTCATAGATGTAGTTTTCTCACCATTCACCAGAAGGGTGTAGTCATTGATGGTTAGAGACTTGATCTTATCTCGGTTGGTATAAGCAATGTAATCAGCTGCTGAACCTTCAAGAGTCACATCGAACTCTAACCCCGAATCAGCTGCCCAAGCTTTGATTACTGTGCCATCAGGACCGTTATACATACAAGCGATATAACGCTCCCGCTCATCCCTAAAGATAGGAATCCAGATAGCATCAGCAGGGATATCATCCCCTAGCTTAGAGATAAACTGTGTACCAGGCCTCTTTCTACATCCAAAAGTAGGGTCTAGATATACGTTATCTGCACTACGAACCTGTCCCGGGAGCTTTACCGGATCAGGCTGCTGACTTACCCCACCTAGGACATTACTGATAGTTTGAGATATTGCAGCCATTAAAAGGACCTTCTATTTAAAGTTTTAAAAGCGTTATATGTAGGGATAGTTGTATAGCCATCACCATTCTGAAACATATTATAGTCTCCTTGTTGCGTATCATATTCCAAGGCTGTAGCTCTAGCTATAATCTCCTCTCTGTTTCCAAACTGTACCGCCTCAGCTGATCCTACTGATCTACCTGCAAATACGTTGGCGGCTCTTATGGTTACATACTCTCTAAATGCTTCTGGCTGATCTTCAAAATCAAACAACCATACAACATCCAAATCGATTGTCTCAGTAAACTCAAAAGAGTGAGATGCCTTATCATAAAGCTTACCTCCCCTAATAACTAGAAACCCGTTATAGAGCTGTTTAGAGTCAAGCGCTAAAACATTATCAGGGACAAGGATCTCATTATCTGTGTTGGGTTTGAAGGGATAAGCATATTCTGTGTTATAAACCCAACCTTCTGATTGGACAGCTGTGTTGATTTCATCTAACACAAGCTCAGCCATCTCTACGATAGGGTTTCCTCCTACTAATGTTGTAGTAGGGGACTGTCCGATGTTGCTTAAAATTCTGTTTACTGCTGTGAGCTTAGTAGTTTTACGTGCCATTTAATTTCTAGGGTAATGAGAAAACCCCGAAGGACCCGTAGGTCCTGGGGAAAGATTATCAAGCGGCTTGCATTGAACCAGCAACAGAGACACGAAGGGTGTCTGAGCCCATTGCAAGTTTGCCCACAATCAGGTCACCCTGATACTGAACGTGAAAGTCGTTGGAAGTTGTTTCGATGCTGGGGCCAATAGCCTCAACAGTACCGGCAGCATCGCGGTGGAAGATAAGACCAGCGAGGTTGCTGTTGTTTACAGCGTAGTCATTGTTCTCACCTGTCACAGCAGCGTTAGCTGTTGCATCCTTACCGTACTGATTAGCAAGGACGTTTGAACGGTAGATACGAATACCAGCGATAGAGTAAAGACCCTTGCCGCTGTTCATGTCACCCTGGTTGTTACCGATTTCACGGTTCAGGATGTTGGTATCTACAGAGGAGATAAGGCTGTAGTACTGACGAGGAGAGAGAACAGCACAACGGCCATCCATGGGGGCTGAACGCTCATCAAGCACAGCAGCAGCTTCAAAGAAGCCGTCTACAATTGCCTGAGCATCGTTGGTGTTACCAGAACCAATGTTTACCTGGAAGCCACCAGGCTCACCAGTTACAACGGCGCTCTCTGTAGCAGCCTTAGCAAGGACACGTACAAGACGGTCATCATAGTGAATAGCAAGAGCTTCACCGATCTGCTTGGAGATCTCAGAGCGGGAAGACCATTGGCTAAGCATTTCGTCGAGGTCATAGACAAACTGGCTGGAGATCAAAAGATCATCCATCACGATTGTCTTCTCGTTCGACTTCAGGCCATCGGCTGGAAGGATAGGAGTACCAGCAGTATGGTAACCACTATCAAGCTTGCCAGTCATCAGGAACTGCTTGCTCTTACCACCTCGGAGGGTGTAGTTACGAACAAGACCCTTGAAGATGCAAGCGTCGTTAAATGCGTTGAATACTTCACCACTGAACAGCTTCAGAGAAGTTGCGTAGCGTGTATCATAATTCTGTGAGCCTGTACGTGAGCCATCGGCTACGTTATTGCCCTGGAATGCTGAAAAAGTCATTTATTTTAAATGTTTAAGTTTGGTTATATGGTCAGACGTTCTAGAACTATGTAAGTTTTGACTATTTAGGCCATAGTCGAGGCACCGGCACCTAGTGAGTTGTCTGCCGTAACAGGCTCAAAAGGCAATGAAGAGGGGATCCGACACTGAGGTGTCCCCTCTCCTTGGCATCTAGGCTTTTCCGGTCCTAGATTCCGTAACCGT